TCTAATGAACATTCTATTTAATCAGTGGCTTGAAAAGACAAAGAAGCTTCAATCAGAAGTCTACGGTGTAGATTACTCCGTGTTTCATAGCGACAGCCCAGAAGATCTTCGAGCGCTTATCGAGTACATCCGCTGGAACATGCTTGCTATTGATGACGAGCTCTCGGAGGTTCGCAAGGCGATTTCTTGGAAGCCTTGGCAGCACGACGAGCCGTACGCTGATCGCCGCGAGATTCTCAAGGAATGCGTAGACGTTCTTCATTTTGTCGCTAACATTCTCTGCGCCGCTGGTGCACTTGATGAAGATCTTGATTCTGAGTACATCGCAAAGATGCAAATCAACGCGAATAGACAGAAGGCCGGGTACAGAGTTCTTGATGACGGCATGAAGTGCAAACTGTGCGCGCGTGCCTTAGACGACTACGACACCTCCTCGTGTAAGGAAGACGGGTGCCCGCAGCGTCATGGAGTCGTCTGAGTTCGCGTGGGTTGATGTTTCAGCCCAGACAATCAAGCAAGGTGACGTACTGCGAGTAAAGCTCGATGCGTACACGACTTCTGCTGGAAAAATGCACAACGGGCGGCTAGTTCGAGTAAGAGAAGTAAAAGACGGAGACGTAAGAGTACACACTATTGACTTAAAGACACCACATATCAACGACGCGAGGCACGCGCCTCATCGTCTTGAACGGAAGGTAAGCGTTTTATGAGAGCAATAGTAAGATTTACAGCCGTCGGTAGTGACATCGAAGAGCTGCTATCAAAACTTAGAGAAGAATGGGCGTCGCTGTCAAATGGAAAAGACTTCCCAAGAGACAGCTCGATTGACATAGACAAGTTAGAAGAAACTGACGAAAAATACAGGGCCGTGTGCACCGCTCGAGTTAATATAGAAACCTGAGGAAAATGACAAAAAAGATTGAAACCACGAGCGAGTCTCCAAGAGAGAAGATGCTTTCGGAGGCAGCAAAAATTATCTCTGGAGAGCGTGATCTTCAGTACGGCGGACCGGAAGACAATTTCCAAAGAATCGCGTCGCTATGGTCAGTCATTTTTGACAGAGACTTCAGCAAAGAAGATGTCGCAATGGCAATGATCGCAGTAAAACTCGCGCGATTTTCTTCCAACTACGGATTTCAACCAGACACCTGGACGGACATCGCGGGGTACGCGGCGTGCGGTTACGAGGTCGGGTTGATCGACTCAGGAGAGTGACATGAGCACGAAAAAGTTTATCGACTGCAACGGCCTCGCTGGCTTCATGAGCCTTGGCTTTGTAAACTCCGGAATGGAGATGCTGGCAAGGACTGGGACGTTGAACTTCGGTAATCCAGTTGCAGAAGTGAATAGACATCATCTCGGCAACTCGTGGAACTCGTCATTCTCCGATGATCCGAGCGACTGGCCTGATATGGAAGCAGACATTGTTCTCGGCTGCCCGCCGTGCTCTGGATGGTCTCTATGGTCTGGCCCGGCAAACCGCGGGCCTGATGCTAAGGCTCACGAGCATACTCGCGCGTTCATGAGATACGCAGCTCGCATCAAGCCGAAGATGATTGTCTTTGAATGTGTGCAGCAAGCGTACACTCAAGGACGACCAATGATGAATCAGTATCGTCAAATGGTAGAGGATCTCTCAGGCAAGCAGTACGATCTCTATCACGTCAAGCACAACAATCTCCAGGTCGGCGGATTCTCATATCGCATGCGGTACTTCTGGGTTGCTGTTGAAAAAGGCATGCCGTTTGGCGCTCACGCTGAGACGCCTAGCGAGATGCCTAGAATGATAGACGTAATTGGTGACCTCGAGCACTGCGAGATCACGTGGGACCGACAGGCGTACTCCAACGACGGGTCGAAGTACGTTGCCGATCTCAGAAACCAAGACGGTACTGTTGACGGTCACATGAACAAGACAAATCTCGAGTCGCAGAGAATTCAAGAAATCTTTGACATCATCGGCAACGATGGTTGGAAGCCGATGAAGCAGATGAACGAGGCTCTTAAGCTCGCCGTCGAGATGAACGGAGGGTACTTTCCACAGAGCTGGAGCAACAAAGAAGACAAGATTCGCGCCAATGACTTCTACATGGGGTTCTCACTCCCAGCAAGATGGGACGCTGAATCTTTCTGCCACGTGCTCACCGGTAGCGCGCTCGATCACGTCGTGCACCCAACGCAGCCGAGAAGAATCACTCACAGGGAGGCGGCAAGAATTCAAGGCCTTCCCGATGATTGGGAAATCGTCGCCGCGAAGGACTACACCCCGCAGAGCGCGACTTGGGGCAAGGCAGTGGCGGTGCAGGCGGCTAACTGGATCGGAGAGGCCTGCTCAGCGGCCTTAGACGGCCAGCCAAACGGTCCACAGGGTGAATTGATTGGTGATCGCGAATACCTTCTCGACACTGACAAGGGCTTTAGTAGAAACTTCGTCAAGAAGAACTTCTACCAGCGAGAAGACTAAGTCGTTCTAAAGAAAGCGCCATTTGATATAGTGGCGGCAGACAGTAGCTGTCAACTAATACGGAGCGACGCATGCAATCATTTCTAGTCTCGACTGACTCGTTTGAGACAACAGCAAAAGTACTAGACAACAAGCGCCTGCATAAGCAGACTCTTGAGGCATGGCAGTGCTTGCTAACAATCTCTGGCCTAGACCCAGAGGGCAACGACCGAAACCCTAAGGGCTGGGTGAATCACCCAGTTGTAAAAATGTGGCGCGGCTACGAGACAGTGTTTGTCTCATACATCTCGGCTACGTACTTCGAGTGGCGATCGCGCGGGTACAAATCAACTCTTCTTGAGAAAACGTACAGAACGTACGATCTAGCAGTCTCACTAGGCCGTGTCTCTTCCGAGTATCGACTCCCACCATGGATGCAAGACTCTACGTACTTTAGCAGCCTATGTTCTACTCATCGGACCGCACTCCTGTGCAAGAACTACGAGTGGTACCATCAGTTCGGCTGGCCAGAGGACTCGGGGACTGCACCAGAGACGTACGAGTACTTGTGGCCTCATCAAGACGGCTACGTCATCGCCGGCTAATCGGCTGAGATGGCCCTAGAGTTCCGCACAATAAACTCTACGATATTGCTCCGATAAGCAATGGTCATAGTATAGAATTATTCGGTATGAATGATTCACGCCCGGGCGAGACTCTATGGTCTGAGTGGTTAGGTGAAGACTACTCTTTATTCTCGAGCGGCGGAATTGTCTACTACACTATCGAGCACGTGGACATCGAGAATGAAGTTGTAAAGCGCGCTTTGGCATCGTCTCTTCAAAGAGATGGAGTAGCTCTCTCCTTAGGTGAAGGCTACAAATTTGTCGAGTCAGGTGTGCCGACACATGGATACGTCGGATACACAGACGGAGACGACGAGCCAACAGTTTGCGATTCCGACGGAGAGACATACTACGGTGACGAAATCGACGAGGTGCTAGAAGCTACCTGGGTCGAAATCGATGCCTAGCGGTCTAAGTAGATTCGACTGGCAAGACAACGCAGAGTGTAAGAAGCCAGAGAATAAGCATCTTGCCCCCAACTTCTTTTCTGCCGAGCTCAGGGACAGATACGACGCTAAGAATCTTTGCTACTCGTGTCCCGTAAGAAAAGACTGCCTCAAGTACGCTCTTGAAGAAAAAGAACTTTGGGGCGTGTGGGGTGGCAAGGACGAGTCTGAAATACGAAGAGCGTTGTCAGTTTCTCACGAGGGCAAGGAAATACGACGAACAAGATTCCCGAATTGCCCATATTGCGGAGCCCGTCCGGTCAAGCTTCAAGTTCTTGTGCGCCCATCACCTGAAGGCGGACGTTGGCCGACAATGCGATTAGTAAATTGCACAGAGTGCGACTTCACCTGGAGAAGTAGAACAAGCGCAAACGCTGTAAGCGCATATCATTCAGCGCGAGAGAAGTCTAAAAAGAAGGCCGAGTCTTCAAAAAAGAGAAAGCCTAAGAAGACGTAAGTCAGTCGTGGCTGTGATCTCTTGCCGCAGCAAGAGACTGAGAAAGCGACGACACAGTCGCTTCTAGCATCGCAATCTTCTGCGCCTGCTGCGCGATCTGCGCGGTGAGACTGTTAATCACCTGCTGGACATCAAGTTGCATGTCTGGGTTTTCCATTACGTGTACCTCTGTCTTTTTACGAAGTCAATCAGCTCTTGATCGACCGCTACGTGATTCGGGGATAATTTTATACCGAGATCGCTAGGAAAGTTTAGACCAACGTTAGTTTGAGCCGGAACCGCTAAGATTCTTCCCGCGGTCTCGCAAATAAAGCACGACTCGTCATCTACCCAACTTACACCGCAGTCTGAGCAACAGTAAAGTGTAGAGTTCTTGTCTAGTGCTGAGAAGACAATGTCAGACGCGAAGTCTTCTACCTTCATGCGCGATATTCTAACTACCGAGCTTCCTTAGCACTGAACGAAGCGGCAGTATTGGCAAAGAACTGATTCATAGTGTTCGCGCTTCCGCCAAGAACAGTGGCAGTGTTGTTGATGAATCGGTACATCACAGAAGTGCCAGATGACGCGCCGTGAGTGTCGACAACTCTAACAAAAATTGGCGCGTACTGTTGCTGAAGAGTTCCGCCAGAGTTTTCTTCAGTAGCGCCAACTTGAACGCTCTGAACGTCTGTCCATGAGCTTCCGCCGTTAGTGCTTCTTTGTAGAAGCAAATACGGCTCTTCGTCTGTCGCAGTCACAGACTGAAAGACTCCACCCAGTTCTACAACGTTCTTCGTAAATCCACTAGTTACGGTCACTGTCACAGACGCAGCGGATCCGTTAGCATCCTGTATTGGCGAACCGTCCGTGATAGAAGCGTTTGCGTTAGACCCAGCGGCAGTGAGGTTGACGTCTGCCGTGTCTCCTTCGTATGTTGATAACGGGCTCGGTGAAAAGTTTGATCCGTCATAAACTAAGAAGTCTCCGGCTGCCGGTGGGGAAAATCCCATTGACACATCTGAAAGAGTGTCAAGATCGATTGGCCTGTTGATCCAATCTGCTCCGTCAAAGTACAGATGATCTCCAGATGTAGGAGTGACTACTGTAAAGTCAGTGTCGCTAAGATCACCTAACGCGTGATTGGCGATGCTACTGACAGTCCCAGTGAATGTCGCATCGGTGCCGTCAGTGCCATTGTCGAGAATCTTAGACGTTCCGTTTCCAGCATAGATGTCGCCAGTGACACTGCCTGTAACGTCACCAGTGACATTTCCAGAGAGACTGGCAGTAACACTATTGAACGTGACGTTGTCCGTGGTCCCGACGGCTTGGCCAATAGCGATTGACGGTATCGACCCTTCTCCAATTGTCCCGCTTAGAATTACACCGGTGCCAGCAGTCAATGACTCGACATAGTCGCCTGTGGTGTCAGTGCCGAGCGCAACTGCGCCGCTTTGCACAGTTGTTGAAACAGTTATCGTTCCATTAGCAAGATCAGTAAGCGTCGCGCTTGCTGAACCTGCCACGTCTCCAGTGAGGGTTACGGTGATCTCAGGGTCCGGCTTGTTGAGAACATTTGACCAGTCGACCTGCGCGTCGATCTCTCCGATTGTACCTGAGAACACCTCAGAGCTATTCGTCGCGTCTGGGACGAACGTGAATTTGCCGGTGGAATCGTCAAAGCCAAAGAAGCCGACTTTTGCTGCTGCACCATTATGCCAGCGGAACTCGACACCGCGATCTTTGTTGTCGTCAGACGCTGGAGCAGTGTCTCCACCAAGAGTGAAGATCGGATCATCAACAGTAACAGTCGTCGAGTTTGTTGTCGTTGTTGTGCCGTTGACGGTTAAGTTCCCTGTCACCGTAAGGTTACCGCCAATTGATCCGGCGCCGCTCACAGTCAACGAAGTGAGCGTCCCGACGGACGTAAGACTTGAGCCAAGAACGGTTGAGGCAAGAGAATACGACGGCGAAGAGTACGTAAATCTCTCGTCAATTGCTTGAATAGCAGTATTTAACGTAGAACCCCAGCCGGTGTCTCCGTTTTCTGGGAGCGGCGTCGCTCCATCAATTAAATATGTAGCCATGTCGTCTCCGTTCTCAGACCTTATTCATAATATCTTAGACAAACGCGCCTTTGCGTAGTTGAAATGCTAGTTGACGTGAAACCATCGCCGCGAGTTCTGCTTCATCCATGCCAGCAGACGGGTATACGTTCAGCGTAATTCCGCCGCCAGAGAGCTGCTGAATGATTGCGCGATCTCGAGTCGACAAACCCTGCTCGTCGAGCGGCTCAACGCGCTCTCTACGACCACCTTCACCGATCACAGCGAGCATTCCGCCGGACACCGCTGGGACAATTCCACCCTCAGCAAGGCCGCCGGCAAACGCTCGCATGTTCGCAGCAAGAGCCGCGCGATCTCGTCCCGCCGATATCTGCACGGCTTGGAACAACGATGTGTTGTCGCCGACCGTTGTTGCGTTCTCGAACGTCGGGATTTTGGGGACCGAGATGCTTCTTCCGCCAATAACGGGAATCCAGTCCGGGGCAGTCCAACTTAGCTTACCAGCAGTATTATTCCAAATGTTTGCAACGAAGTTAAATGCCGTTTTGAACGCTCCAGTAATTGCCCCAGCAACTCCAGAAATAAAGCTACCAACCTTTTGGAAGCCGAGACCGATTCCGTTAAGAACGCCTTCTACGACGTCAGAAACCACACTAAACGCGGTGCTAAAGATATTTCCGATCCCAGAGATAACGCCTGTGATAAAGCCCCACGCCTTTGAGAACGCTGTCTTGATCCCTTCCCAAACTCCTCCGATAAAGTCTCCGATACCAGAGAAGATCGCGCGAATGTCGACACCGAAGATGTCTTCTACCCAGTCGAGAATCTTACCGAAGATCTCCTTAAGAAAGTCCCACGCGAACTGAATCGCAGTCGAGATCGCGCCCTTGATCTTTTCCCACGCTTTTCCGAAGTGTTCGCTGACGCCGTCCATGTCGCCTTTGAACAGCGCAAAGATTCCTTGCACGAACTCCCAGACGCCCTGGAACACTTGAATGATTGACGAAACTATCCCGATGAAGTAAGAGATCGCTATAGCGGCAACGTCAATTGCCTCAACAAGAAGAAATTGAATCAACGGGATAATGTACGTCCCCATGAA